CTGACAGTGTTTCAAACGCAGTAGTACCTGTTAACGTAGAGTTATTAGAGTCTGCTTTAGTAGCTGATGCAGTTTCAATGTTATTAAACTCTGTATCAATCTCAGTACCTTTTACGATCTTTGCAGCATTACCTGAAGGCAGGGAATCTTTGGCTGCAAAGTTTGTAGTTTTTGTGTAGTTACTCATTAAATTGATCTACCTATAAGTGCTTCTATGTTCACATCTTGTATTGAGAATTGTTTGTCGTTAATTGTAGCCTCTAAACCAATGGTGACTACACGCCCTGACCCAGTTGTTTTAGTGGTTGCTTTGTTTACAATAATAGATGCGTTGTACTGCGAGGTTGCTACGTTGTACTCAGAAATACCATACTCTGCAATAGACGCATCATCTACTGTCAACAGTTGTTTTGTGTACCCTTCTGTGTAGTCGTAACCCCAGTTTAATAATAGCTTTGTAGCTTGTCCACCTACAATAGTAAATGTAATTTCTTTTAGTATTTTTAGTTTACTAGCGTCACCAAAAGAAAGTGCATTAGTAAAGTACTTCATTGTGTAAGTAGAGGTATCGTCTAGGAAACCTTCGTACTCACTAATGCCCTTAGAGCTACCAAAGTATACTTCATTGTCATCTGTAGTTGTAGCGCACAGTATGCCAGTAAAGGGCCATGTAGTTGCTCTGTTTGCTCCGTTTTCTAGCTTGCCTCGCATATCAAAACAGAACACAAGATTGTTAACTTCAGGCAAAATAAGAAGATAAAAAGCGTCTTCTTCACTGTAGACTGACTTGATGTTGCCTGTTTCTACCGATACAGCAGTCATCAATGTGTCTCTGACATTTACAGAAATGTCTCCAATAGGACTGGACTTTTCCTGTATTACTCTGCCTAAGCTACGTACACCAGAGTCAGACAAAAATATCAAGTCTGTACCTATAGACTGTACACTGTCTCTAGCTATACATCCTATACCTGTAATAGTGTCTGCTAATGTCATTGTAGATGGTGAACTTGCACCAGAGTACAATAAAATACTACGCTTGCCAAAGATGACTAAAAAGTCATTAAACTCCCTAAGTGCTACAATCTCATCGTAACCTGTAGGCCATACCGTAGTTACGTCTAGTGATCCTGAAGCGCCTCCGTGAAAATTATCACCATCTAGCAAGTCAGAAAAAAATAAAGTATAGTTATTACTTGCTACATCCGCTACAAAAAGTCTACCAAAAGCCGCCAGTACCTCGTTACCCGCCGGTGCTGCATGACCACCATCTGTTACTGCTACAAGAGTAGTGCTACCAGCAACACTTACTAATGCTGCGTGACCTCGCTGAAAGAAATAGATGTCATTGTTAAAACTAACAATCTTCCAATTGTTAGCAGTAATACTGTAGCCGCCGGGTAGTGTTACTTCAGTTAATGTAGTAGTCCCTGTAAATATCTTGTTGTTACCAGCAGAGAAGACTATTTTAGTTCCATCTCTTTTAACGTACTCAAAGACAGACTCTATACCATCACTAGAACCTAAAGGCGTAGCACTGGTTGTGAGCTTCTTTAGACCTTTACGAGCACCAATACGTCCAAATTTATCTATCACTACATTCTCTGCAATAGCTGCAAATGTAGCGTCTTGAGCTACAGGAGACTCCTGTGTGTTAAGTCCCTTAAACCCCGGCGCAGCAATGTATATATGTTCTCTTTGCTGAGCCATTAGGGTACTCTGTAGATAAATTCTTCAGGATTCTTATAAGCATCTAGCGCAACAGCGTCCGACAAGTGCTTATCTGCAATCAAGAAGTAGTCTTGTGCAGTAGTGCCTCCTGTCTCTCCACGCTCTCTAGCCAGTAGTGCTACAGCATTGTGTACAATAGCATTCTTAGGCAGTACTGTAGTGTCTGTGTCTAAAGTTAGTTCATTCTCTCTTGCAATAAGGTCAAAGCGCAAAGAGTAAACTCCAGATGGCTTAGGGTACACACGTATCTTAGTGTCCTCGTTACTGTCTATGCCACTGAACGTATAGGAGTCTGGAGTGCCTGTGACTTCACCGGAGATATAATATGCGTTGTTAAACCAGTTAGGTGACTCATATCGCATAAAAAAGTTTGATGTGTCGTTAATAGCACTATATATTTTAACACGTTCTCCAGCGTTTGTCAAGCTATATTCTGTAGTATTTTCAACAGTAGGTACAACTACAGTTGTGCGTAGTGCAGACCAGTCATGTGAATCCTCTACAACTCTCTTAGCATCATTTACAAAGTCACCTACCATTTTACTATAGGTGTTCTGTGTAATCGTAGATACTTCTTCTTCACGAAGCCGACGCAGTACCTCGTTTACTATTGTTAAATAACTGGTACTCATATGAATCCTCTAAATAACCCTTGTAGTGTAGGAGCTTGATAACCTTCGTACTGTGGGGCTAACTCTAGTAACTCAGGGGCTTGATATGTTTTTCTAAACTGATAGTCCTCAAAGTCAGGTGGTGTATAGCCTCCAGTGCCTCCAGTGCCTCCACCCATGCCAGCAAGAAGACCTAAGCCCAGCCCTGCACCTATGCCTGCACCAGCACCTTGTCCTCTACCTGTGCCCAGCCCTTCGCCATATTTTGCTTCACCAAGAGCTTCACCGGCAGCTACAGCTTCTCCGTATCTAGCTTCTGCGGCTGCTGCATCTGCTTTTGCTTGTGCTTCTGCTGCTGCCCTAGCAGCTTCCGCTGCGTCTGCCCTAGCTTCTGCTTGAGCAATAGCTTCTTGTTCTGCTGCTGCTTTAGCCTCTGCTGCGGCCCTAGCTTCTTCTGCTTTTCTAGCTTCTTCCGCTAAACGTGCTGCTTCAGCTTCTGCTTGTCTTTGTGCTTCAGCTTCTGCCTCCATCTGGGCAGTAGTGTCTTCAGCAGTAGTGTCCTCCAAAATGTCCGTAGGTTGTGTAGTCGTAGGAGGCGTAGGCTCGCTTGTAGGGGCAGTAGTAGCTACAGGTGTAATTGGTGGAGCTACTGTAGGTTGTGGAGCTACTGCTGCTGCTGCTAATGCAGGAGCAAAACTAGAGAACAAAGAACTAGTAATTGACCCAGATGGAAATGCAGGCCGGGGCACAACAGGTGTTACCGTTGCGCTGGGGGCAGAAGGAGATACTACAGATGTTGCTGGTGCTGATGCTGCCCCACCTGATGCTCCACCGCCACCTCCGGGCATTCTTGTTGGTCTAATAGGACGTTCTGTAATACGTTCAGGTTCAGTAATTAAATCTTCTATTTGATACTCCCTTACAGCAGGAGGTCTATCAATTAGTAAATTATCAGTAGTTCTTCCTCCAATAACATCCGGCGCAAATGTAGGGCCAGTAGATGTTATGTATTCTTGTAACAAATCTTGACGTAAATCAGTAAACGAAGGAAAAAACCCTGTAGTTCTTGCTCCTCCTAACCCTAAAGCATTTAGACCTTCAATGTCACCGGCAGCACGTAAATTGTTAGCCAGTTGCTCATTAGTCATTCTGTTTAGTAAATTAGAGCCTTCTGCACCACCGCCTAGTCTATTAATAACATCATCTAATGCACGATATTGAATGTCAGTAATGCTTTGAGCAACTTCAGGAGTAAAAGCCCCAATGTCAATACCTTCAAAAGCTGAAGGATCACCTGCTATGTCTATGATATTATTAGGGACAGTAGGGTCTCTAGGGTCAAAAGTTAACTCTGGAGCACTAGGGTCTATAGCGACTGCTTGTCCTCCTTCGCGTAGTCCTGAAAGAACATCGCCAGCGTAGCTTAAACCACCACTAACTAATGCTGCCTTTAGAGCATCCTCAAGATCAGCACCTTGTAGTCCTGCTGTTGCTGCGCTAGTAAGCGCGGCAGTTAAAGCAGCGTTAGCAGCTGTACCTGCTGTTGTTACTGTACCTGCTGCTGTGCCTGCTAACGGCCCTAATGCAGCCGCTAGTATTAAAGAAGGCGCTATTTGAACAAGAGAATCTATAACAGTAGGATCTTTTACTTCTAGTGTTCTAATCTCACCAAAAGTAAACGGATCATAAAGATATGTAGATCCATCTTTAGTTTGTCTTATAGGGCTTACATCGTACTTAGCATACAAAGACTGTAGCATAGGGTCACGCTTGTAAGACTCTATTAGAGCATCTTCGTAGCTTAGTCCTTCTACTGTCTGTAGATAGGGTAGTTGCTCAGACAGTATAGGCTCGACAAGAGAATGAAACTCTGCTAAGCGAGCTTTAGATGTGCCTGTGTGTGACTGAAGATTGCCTCCAAACCTGCCTAAGTTTTGTTCAGCAGGTGTTATTTCATACCCATAGTAATTACTAAGGGCAGAAGCAATATCAGATGTATTTTGTAAATTAGCAATGCTTGAGTAAGCAGAAACAGCAGATTCCTGTGTCGCAGGTGCTCTAAAGTTTCTTAGGTAATCAGGAGCATCTACTTGAGAAAAATATGTGTTTCTATCAACACGTATTGTATCGGAAGGTGGAGGCCCACCAGCTATACCTGCTTCCCCGCCTATAATATCAAAGTCAGAAAGAATCCCAGACTCAGTACGTAACGTATCTCTAAAAATATCATCGTAGTACTGGTCAACTAAATCAACATCATCAATGTCAAAGTAGTCAGCACCTGATGACAAAGCATTCTGGTAGCTATCTATAGCACTCCCTAAACGTGCGTAGCCTTGAGATATTTGACTAACTGAAGGCGCAGAGGTAACTGTAGGTCTTGTTCCGCTAGTAATTCTTGGGCGTGGAGGAGCAAGGCCAACGGGCAGTTGACTAAGATCTATGTCAAAGTAAGACTCTGCCACTTACTTCTTACCCCAAGCAGATACGCTCTTGATGCCAAAGCTAGCAGCAATAGCAGCCGCTAGGAAACCTTTGTAGTAATCAGGCATAGAGCCAAGAACAATAAAACCTTCTTGTACATAGGGCACCATACTGGGGATAAAAGCGCCTATTAAAGGTAGGCTAAGGATAATGGCGAACCACTCGTCCTTCCACGAGGACTGTGAAGCAGCAGCTTGCTGAGTCTCCCAGTCTGCATCCGCTTCAATACGGCGCATCTTGGACTCATGTACTGCTTGTTTTTCAGCAGCTTTATTTTTAAGGAACGTACCGACTAAGTTAGAAACAGGCCCAATTAACGCTTGCCACATGATACTCTCCTTATAAATAAAACTAGGGGCCACCGTAGCAGCCCCCAGCTAAACAGTTGTTACTTAGGAACAACCAAGGTCACACCTGACTCAGGACGCAGTACAGCAACGCCATACAGAGTGTCTGAAGTAAACAGGTTAGCAAGAAACTCTTGCTTGTACTGAGTCTGAGAGCGTACACCCAGTTGCTCAGCCATGACAATTGCATCCTTCTGGAACAACAACGCACCCAGAGAGTCTACAGCAGAAGCAGAGTTATCAGCAGCAGTCTCAACAACAGGGCAGTTGGTGCTAACAAATACGTCAATGCCGTACAGTTGACCAATCTGACCATTAGTGACTTGACCGTTGTTTACGAAGTCAGAGCTTACGTAACGATCAATACCCATGATGGTGTTGCGAACTGAAGGAGGAATAACGAAGCAACGATTTTCCATAGGAACATCAGCATCGTCTAGCTTCTGGATC